AAAAACCTCTGTCCATAGAACCAATAGACCAAACATTGCTATTGTAGTTCCATATAACATATTTGTTAGAAGTGTATTGTGAGTCACCGCTTGGGAATCCCCACCATATTTCATTAAAGTTAGAGTTGTGTCCACCCCAACACGCGCCCCTGCCCGCTACATTTATTTGGTCAAAGACATAATCATGCACTTCGCAAGGTAATTCTCTAACACTACCATCGTAAATATAAAAAGCGTTTTCACCCATCCATGCAAGAAAATTACCTGTTGATACAACTGTTCTGGAGCTGATTGATTTACAGTTCGTTCCTGCATCGGCTATACCATAAACAAAAGGTGATCCAGCATAAAACATTCTGTTAATACCAGTATCACTAAAAATAATCACATCGGATCTGTATTTAACACCAAACAAAGCTCTTCCGCCTGTAGGTATTTGCAAGTCTCCTGCTGTGTTTGTGGCCTTCGATGTCCAGTTGTTACGATCTTCCCTGTTTGACCAAGCAACCTTCCTAGGATCATCTGACGAGCCTATAGCCACTAAATGTCTTTCATTGGTGACTAAGGTTGATAAGTTACCTGTAGGTGCGTTGGTTACAACTGTTGCTATGGTATCGGCTGTACCGCCTGAGTTTGGTCTCCATTTATAGATCTTGCCATCTTTAGAAAAAGTAAAGACTAGATCTTCGCCCCAGTTGTCAAAAGAAAAATAACCAGCTTGTAAAACCAAGCCTGATTGACTCCTAGCATCACCATAATCTTCTTCACCATAATGATATGCACCAAAGCCTAATGGATCGTCACTAGCATCATTAACAAAACCTACTGGTGTTATATCAGTCCAAGTGTTGTTGTATAAAACATAAACTTTTTGTCTTGTGCCAACTGCAAGGATGTTTTCACCAGCATTATCTTTATAACCATAAAGACCAATGATAGCTCCTGTTAATGCTGTGGCTTTGAGTTTTTCCCACCCGCCAATAGGTTTTAGATAGCCATTTTCAAAACGCACCAAATCACCATCGACCCAACGCCCTTTATTAGCGTAGTCTGTGCCATTGGTTACGATTCCTGCGGGGGGTGTTATTGGAAATAATGCCATAGCCTTATTGTATAAGACCTCGCTTTATTAGTCATTAACTAGATGGAGGTGTTGGCCATTCTCCTAATGGTCTAACTGGTGGAGTTGCATCGTTGTATTCATACAAAGCTGCTAACTCATCAACTGTGGTACAAGCATCAATTTTGCTTTGCATATCTGCTGCTGTGCTTCTGACATCAGTTCTAAAGGTAGTCCAATCAGCAGGAATAGCTGTACCAGCTTCTGTTTCTCTGACCACATACCAGTCGTTAGGTTGTAATAAACCATAGGCTTGATTAATAATCACTTGATTATGATTCCATTTAAGACCATGAGTTACATCACCAGTATCAGGATCAGTTGTATCGTCTAAGTTTTTAGCTGTAGCTGTACCATAAGATGCAGTTACAACATCGTTATCAAAATCAAAAGATTGATCGGTGTTAATGTAATAAGATGGATTTTTAAAGTTGCTGTTATCTACAACCACTTCATAAATGCCTATTGCTTCAAGTTCATCGCTAGACCAAAGCATAAAGATATTTTGTGGATAAGATACATCCCCAATGGTTATTGCTTTAGGTCTGGTGTAAACCTGAGTTACTTGATTGTTTTCTACTAATGCCCACATATTAATTCCTATTATATATTATCTTGCTGTTGTTGGTATACCTGTTGATGTTGTGAATGGATTTTCTGCAAATGCCATGTAGATGTATGTTTTACCACTTAAGTTCCAACTGCTGTCATTAACTCTACATTTAAAACCATTTGACAAAAAATCCATTTGATTAATGTTAGTAGCTTCTGCATCAGAAGCATTTGCTTTCAATCTGTGATGAACTGGATTATCTATGTCTCTTTTATGGTCTTGAATCATCCATGATACACCTGAGTCAGTTGCATTTTTAACCATCACAAAAGCAGGTTTAAAGCCTGTATAAACAAACGTACCATTTGTATTTCCATTACCGACATACTTGCCAAACTTGCTGAAGCCTTGTTTTTCTGCGAAGCAGTAGGCTACAAAATTTTCAGTATTACCATTAAGCCAAATATCATTGCTAATACCAAAAACACTAGAACTTGGGTATTGGTTGTTCCAAAATCCTGCATAAGTAGCTTTTGCTGCTTCTGAATTTAAAACAAATGTATCATCATCAGAAGTAGACCCATCTTTATGAAATACAGCCCAAGATGTAGGAACTCCAGTTCTTGCTTTTACAATAACAACTTTAGGTGCTACACCCAATCCATGTCCTACTGTAGCAGCACTGCCTGTTCCTGTATAAGTAACAATGCTAAAACCTGCATCAGTATTGGCTTGTACTGTAGAAGTAATAGAGCCATCATTATTTGTAGATGTTGTACCACCATTGGCTTTCCATTGCCAAGCTACGTGTGATGCACTACTTGCATTTAAAGCTGCTGTTGAATTTACTATTCCTACTGTAAATCCGTCTGTGTCAAAACTTTGTAAATCTCGTTCAGCTTGTTGCGTTGCGTTACCAGTTGTTGTAGTTTCAGCAGAGGTATCATTTTGCACAAGTCCTTTTAATCTTCCTCTTGAACTATCAACTGAAAAATGATTGTCAGTATAAGAAGTGCTTGTTCGTGATTTAGCCCAAATCCAATCAGGTTGTAAATCGCTATTACCATCATTTGTAATTACTTTGTCTTTAGCATTAGTACCAGTCCAAAGAGCAGTCTGAAAATGTGCTGATGGGTCGTCTATATTTGTATAAGCCATTATCCGAACTCCGAAAGATTGCGTGAACACAAGGCGTAGTAGCCTGAAGGAGGAGTATAATAAAATCCTCCGTATCCGTTTGCATCTACATTTGAAATATTGCTTAATGAAGAAAATCCACCATAAACAAAAAATATAGAATTATTTTGGGCACATGAACCTGCTGGAAATACTGTATCAGACCAAGAAGTATTCCAAGTTGCTCCGTTTGTACCATTTGCAGGGTCTCCTGAATTTACCCAAGTATTATCCACAGCAAAATAGATTTTTCTATTATCCATATCTAATGCAACCCCAACACGATTACCACTACCATAACTACCCCCTGTTGCTGAACCTGAGTCGTTGTAGATAACTCCGTTAGCAGAATACATACCTAAAGATTTAGTTGTTGATGAATTATCATCACCATAACCTAAAAAGTATCCACCTGTATTTTGAGGAATAATAGAATCTTGAACATCAGAAATGCCTACAAAAGCTCCTGTACCATCACTCTCAAATTCCCAATACCATTTACCACTTGTTAATCCAAAAGTACCAGTAATTGTTTGCCAGTTTTGACCTGATGGATTACTAAATTTAGTACCACCTCTAACTAATGTTTGACCACCAGGAGCAAAATTAATTAAAGCATTTCCAATACAAAAATTATTAGTAGGTGTGTCAGTTGCTTGGTCGGCTGCTGCGATGTTGTTTAAATCAAAATCAAACCCATTGCCTGATTCATCATCGCCTAAATTTCCTGAATCTGCAAAGTCTAAATAGTAACCACAGTTACCATAAGTTCCATCGTATGCTTTAGGTTTCCAAATACCACTAGTAGAGTCGTATTCACCAAACTCTGTTGGTGCTAAAGACTGTCCATCTACAAAATAAGCTTCTGCTAAATACCCACTAAAAAATTTAGCAGGAGTAAAATAAGAATATATTGTTCCCCAACTATGCCAACAAGGTCCGTTCATACCACTATATGTCATAACTCCATCTTGAGTTATATTTGGTGCTGTTACCCAAGACACCTCAGTACCATTAGAATAGACTCTTAATCTATTAGATGCTGTGCTATCTGTTGTATCGTATCTTATTACTATGTGATACCAAGCAGAGGTGTCTCTAAATTTATTATAGGTATAAGGACTTACACCATTCCAAGATGAATCACCTGAAAATACAGTTAAATTATCAAACTCATCAAAACCTAAATTTGAATATCTGGAACTATCAGATGAAGCAAAAATATACATTTGTTTTCCAGATACACCATTACCAATTTCAGTTCTTTTTATCCAAAAAGATACAGTACCTTTTTTTCTACTTGTCGGTGTTGTAGAAGCAAAAGTGTTGTTTGCTTTTAAGTATTCACTATCATCTGATTCAAACTTCAAAGAGTTATCAATATCATACCCAGTAGATAGGCTTCCTCTATTTGCTGTACGCTGTAGCGTTTCCATTAGCTGTCCTCAGGATTAGGTAATATCAATCCTAGAAAAATCCAAAAAAATAATATTATTTCTAACATTAGGTTTGTGCTAGGTTTTGAACTCTACCAATTTCTTGCCAAACTGAGCCATTGTATCTAAAACTAAAGATGTCAGTCTTGTTAGCTGTAGCAGTTACAGTTGGGGCTGTGCTAGAAGCAAATTCGAACACAGTATTGAATGCTATCGTTCTTGGTGTAGCACCTTGTGCTATCTCTACAGAAATAATTGCACCTTCTACAGCGTTAGATGGTGCTGAGAAAGTCGTGTTCTCTGTGGTTACATGATAAGCGTTTGCTGCTGCTGCTGCATCCCAAGCTACTGCGTTAGAGCTTGAGGTAATTGCAACTTGTGTAATTTTTGCTGAAGTAGATGCAGTTGCTACTGTAAAGACTCCAGTTGATGCTGAAGATCCACCAATCGGTGTACCATCAATTGCACCACCATTAACATCAATGGTTGTAAAACTTGCTGATCCAGTTGAAGTTAAAGTACCACCAACTGTTAAAGTTTTACCAGAGCCAACATTGAGGCCCACACTTGTTCCGTTTCCTGCATCTGCAAAAAGACCATCCAAAGTATCGAGGTCGGTGTTTAATTTTCCGCCCCAGGTATCAGTAGATGCACCGACTTCGGGTTTTGTTAAGTTTAAATTCGTTGTAAATGTATCTGCCATATTGTTATGCCGCTTGTTCTTTTGTTAATTGAGTCCATGTAGTATCAGGATTCTGTATTACAGTCCATTTTAGACCACCACTTGCTGAAAATCCACTTGTTTCTTGAGGAGCACCAATAGGAGCTGCACTAACTTTACCTCTATCGATCTGTCTACCAATGGCTGTAAAGTCTGATGTCTCTGCACCAGTTGCGTGTGCCGCTATGGTGTATCGACCTGCACCTGTCATAGATGAGGTTTGTGCAATGGTTGCCGAACCTCTATCGATTTGTTTACCTATAGCACTCATGCCAGAGGTTTGTGCTATGGTGCTTGAACCAAGATGGACTCTATGGCCCACACTGGTCATGCTACTGGTTTGTGCTAGGGTTGCAGAGCCACGATCTACTTGAGTACCAATTGCAGACATACCAGATGTCTGAGCAATGGTTGCAACACCACGATCAAGCTGTCTGCCTATCGCAGACGCACTTGATGTCTGTGCTATTGTTGCAGATGCAACTTGATACTGCGGAGTGCCATAAGCGGCAATTCCGTAGTTATATGAGCCATAGCCTACTGAGGCCATGGTATTAAGCTAATGTGATGTCTAAATCACC